CCATTCTGACCCCTACCGCCAAGATTGCTATCCTTGCGGCGATTGAAGCCGTTACGATTTTCAGTCTCCAATAATTCCCGGCGGCAAGAGTAAAGATTTTTCCAACCGTATCATTCGACGCAACCGTGAATCCGGCCACTCGTGCGGTCCATGATGATCCATTCGTTGATGATTCAAGACTCACGGTAGCCGCCGCGGTAAAGAAATTGTGACCGCTTATCATAAGCGTATTCGCATTTTTAGATGATCCGCAATTAATGGTAACATATACGGTTCCAAAATTATCAGCTTGCCAATACGTATACCCGCGCCAATCAATGATGTTTAAAACATCGTAATCGGTATCGGTATTGGTTGCCGTCGGGATTGAATCCGCGAACCGGTTGTCATATAAAATAAAAGGTTTTGCGGGAGCTGTCATTATTGTACCTTGTCCTCTAATGCTTTATTTATGCCCGGTATCAAATCACGCGCGAGCTTGTCATGATCTAAAACATCACCATAAAAATAGACATGCACTTCGGGGCCCTTTTTCGCCTCTTCCTTTTTCGGTTCATCCTTGAACTCTGGACTTGACGGGATAGATGAAGCAGATGATCCCATGCTTGCACCGCCGCCCATTGACCCACCAACAGACCCGGCCCCAGGCTCGGCAGCATCAACGGCGTCTAATTGTTGCTTTCCATACATAATAGCAGCCGCAGCCGCAATGACACCCAGTACCGGCCCAATATATGGAATACCGGCCATTGCCTGATATGCTCCAATAGCAGCCTTTGCGGTATCAACAACGATCTGGGCTTTAGATAGTGTTTTGTAAATCTTATATGCTTTTGTGCTCTCATTTCCGGATGCAGCATAATAGGCTTTAGCCAAATTAGCCATAGCTCCGAATGTGCTTGAAGTAGTTTGTAGAGTTCGCATGGTTGTTGCTTGTCTTATCTGGTCGTCGCGTTCAGCCGCCGCTTCAGCGTTTCGAGAAGTTGCATCCCAGTATCCTTGGTTCATCGCAAGCATTTCAACGTAATGCTGGTTAGCTCTTTCGATTTCTTGGGTATACTGATCTTCACCTTTAGACGCTGACGCCAAGAAAGCTAAGTTCCCGGCCAGTTCACCGCCGCCTGCCTTATTCATAAAATCCTGGAAAATCTGATATTGTTCAGTCCGGGCTTGGTAATGATAGTCCTCATCTTTTTTAATGGCCTCAAGGCGTTCCCTGCTTATCCGCATTAACTCTTCGGATGTTTCGCGAGCGTTCTTTATCTCTCTTTCTTTGCGGGATTCCTCATCCTTAAAAAATTTATCAAGCATTCTTTCGCTTGCTTCTTCTTTTTCTTTCCTTGCTTTAGTTGCTTCGTCTATGCTTGCGTAAATTAATTTTAACTTATCTTCTTCAACTTCCTTTACCTTTTTACCAAGTTTGCCTACGCTATCGGTATAAGAATCAAGCGCAGGTTTTCCGATTGTTGTCTGTGTTACGGCCAGATCTTTTGTTGATGCAATCATAACAGAAAAGCTATCGTTTGCTTTTTGCTGAGATATCCGAGCTTGGCTAAACTCTGACTCGGCCAGTTCACCGGCCCACTTTTTCGCATCACCTAAAAATTTAATCTTGCCGAATGTTACCTTATCTAAGGTTTCAATCCAGCCCATCAGACCCTTTGCCATCGCTCCGACCATCCAGGAAGTAGCCGCTCCGATTTCATGGAATACTCCGGTAATACCCGCAGCTATTCTTGGTATGATCTGCCCGACCATGAGTTGCGCATCAGCAAACCCTGCTTTCATTCTGTTCATTTTATCGGCTGTACTGTCTATGGACGGACCCATCTGATCAATCTTGCCCTTGGCCGCTTCCATGATAGCATTGGCTCTGATTTGTACGAGCGTAGTCTGATCAATATCTTTAGCCAGCATGTTATGCTTGGCCGCATATTCATTGACTACTTCTTTTAAATCGACATAGATTTTATATTGCTGCAATCCTCTTGCCCGGCCTGATCCCGCCGCCTCTTCCATAGCTTTAAAAGCATCAACCATTTTACCGCCCACGGTATCCGTTAACCGTTCGGCCTGTTCGGTAAATGTAACTATCTGCTGTGGGTTTAATCCGGTAGCCAATGCGCGGGCGGACATCTCTCCTGCCTGCTGCATTGATAATTGCATGCCTGATGCGGCTTTTGTCATTTGGATCATGGCGGTAGCGGTTACGTTGTATTGAGAAGATAAGGCGTTTAGCCCAACTTTCATTTCTTCATATTCAGCGTACTCCTCTGCCAGGTTCCACGCTTTTCTCATAACCATAATTGCGACTGTAATCGCAGCCGTGGCACCAAGCCAGTTCTTTTTAAACTTTGAAAGCATTGACTCATGTGATCCGAATTGTTCTTGATTTGCGGCTTGAATCTTTGCGTTCATGGCCGCATGCGCGCGAGCTATTTCAGCGGTAGAACTTCCAGCATGATTCTTGATCATGTTGTAACTGTTCTCGGCAGAGGCACGCATAGCATTGAAAATATTATCTGACTTAGCCCCAAGATTCTGCCAGTTCTTTTCAACAGACATACTTGTAGAAGTGGCACTTTGCAAAAGCTTGTGCTGATTTTTTTCAAACTTTGAAAAGTCAAGATCAAGTTCGGTATAGATTACGCCTGCGCTCATGCTTTAACCTCTGGTACTTTTCTTATGCCTTCTTCAATGCGCCTATTTACTACCGTTTTCATTTGTTGAAATGCTGGTCTTAAGAATGATTGCTTTTTAGATTTAACTGTTCCATATTCAACCATGTGCGCCCAATAAATTTTGAAGTTACCGGCCATAACCCGGATATTACCCGGACGGGAAGGTTTATTAACGCGCCTTATAGTACCCCTTAAATCACCTGGATTGCGCCCGGTCCATCTTCTATCCGTAGAAAATGATATGGTCTTACCTTTATTTTTTCCGGTCTTTGGAGTAAAAGACACTTTCGACTTTACAAGCTTCCCCTCTCTTGTGATCTGACCGACCGGGCATTTATTCCTGGCCAGCATTACTACTTCATCCATAACGGAGTTAGCCTCTTCGATTGCGGCCTCTCTGACCTGGCTAAATATTTCCTTCGCCTTCCACCGTTCTACGCGCATAATTTTTTAGCCTCGAAATTTGTCTTTTTAAATTCTCCATGTAGCTTTCTTGCCATATTATCATAGGCTACCGCAGCATCAATGTCAGAATCAAAACATCCTAAATATAAAACTTTATGATCTTTTGTTATTCTTGCTCTAAATTTATTGTGTTCTCTATTCCAACTTACGCCCTTAAAAGCTGATGAAATCTTATTTAATTTCGGTTTCACATTGCGACTATTTTGAGCATGTGTGCACATTCTTAAATTAGATTTTTGATTGTTAAGACCGTTTCCATCTTTATGGTCAACTTCCATACCCTTTTTAAAACCAATAATATCGCAGTGCATAGTTGTTGATGGCTGCCTGCCATTTACTCGTGGAAGGTGACGACAGGCATAATAATTATATCCATCAAAATGAGCATACCACCTATATTGGTTTAGCCGATCAAAGTCCTCATCATCAACAAAAGCAACCTTACTCTGGGTCAACTTTATTTCTCTCATGTTCGCGCCTCTTCGCCAAACAGAAGTGAAACACCTTTAGGACTTTTATCAGGCACCGCATTTGATCCGGCACCTGGTATAAATCCATTATGATCTTTATTGCATGGATATTGATATCCAGGATGTGATCTCCGATAGTAAGGCATTGGTTCCGGCCCATCATAAAAACATGCGCCGCCTCTATATTTTCGTGCAATAATTCTACCCGGCAAGTATCGCATGGCGGAGCCTTTCCTGAGCTACTGTTTGCATAAGTTTCTCTGCATCTATCGCAACCACTTACTACCGTACCGTCTTCGAGAGTTAGACTGGATGCAGTCTGCATATCAGAGAACTGCACCCAGTCAATCAGTTTTTTTCAACTTCCTCTTTCGTGACTGCTTTAGACCCATCAATAATTTGAAGGCACCGCGCAACGAATCGATCAAAGACAGGAAGTCGCATAAACCGCAATTTGTTTTCCCTGTTGCAAACCAATAATTGCTTGGTCTTCTTATCTTTGAAATTCTCCCATCCGGTTATGACATAATCCCAGGTATCATCTTTTTCTGATTGAATCTGTTCTGGGGTTAGATCTGGATAAAATGCGATCCGTTCATAGGCGCGAGTTTTAGGATGAACAACATGTTCAACTTCGCGCTTGCGTTTTGCCATACGCTCTTCCAGAAATGGCATCATGCTTCTGATTTGAACCCTTGCCCCGGAATCCGGATCTTCGTAAACGATATCCCCGGTATCCGGATTGATATGAGAACTAAAGAATTCAAACCATTCTCCCTGCTCAATTTCAAGGTCTAAAAACATTAATTATTCTCCTTTTTGGTTAAATTGTTAAGCGGTCACGGTCATGGTCTCGGTCCCGGTAATGCCCAACAGCGTTGCCGTGATAACAGATGTCCCGGTTGCCAAGCCTACAGCCAATCCGCCGGAAGTTATCAGGACTTTATCCTGAGAAGCCGAAGCCCAGGTTACCAGCGTGGTTAAAACCTTGGTAGGCCCAGAGCTATAAGTCCCGGTTGCAACAAGTTGTTGTGTGACCCCAACTGCCTTAGACGGAGTATCCGGGGTTACATCAATTGAGACAAGAGCAGGACGAAGTTGAAGCAATGCTCCAGCGATTTGGAACTCATAACTTGTTTTTTCAGTTCCGTTTCTGTCACCCCCACCACTATTTGCTTTTGTTACGGTTACGGTTCCGCCGGTTCCGGGAGTGTAGTATGACGTGGCGTCCCGCATAAACTTGATTTCATCCGGCCCGAAGCTTGCCCCAAGAGTAAGCAACCCTTGTCCGGTCGCATCATCCGGGTCTTTAAGAACATCCGGAATACTGATCGTTCCCGGATCAATTGTCCCATCCCAAATTTTATTGTTTATGGGATATCCAAATTCATTGGCGTCAATCATCCCGGCAGATTCTCCGGAAATAGTGTATTTACTCATACCCAATGCTCTGTTTACGCCAACATAAACATTTGCCAGACCTCCTGTTTTAACTGCCGCTCTTGCCATTGTAAATCCTCCTCGTAGGTAAAATATTAATTCAGACTTGTCTTTACATCGTAATCAATCGCATAATGCAAAATCTTTTGAGTTCCTAAGTCGGTTATGATTTCATCTTCCATTATTGTTAGGTTTTCCGCTTTCATCCATACCAGGGTATAATCAGATATTGAAAGCGAGCACTCATTGAAAAGCGCCTTGGAATCTGTAAGCATTTTCTCAATTTCAAGTCCTGATAAATCAGAAGAGAATAAAGATAATTGCAAGGCCGTATTCTCAAACTCTTCCGTAAATGTTCGCTCTGGAGCACTTGATACAACGCTGAAAACAGCCCTTGGAAATGGTTCGTCATCCGGAGCAGAATTTATAAACAGCCTTCCGCTAATATCGACAAATAAAGCATTATTGACCCCACCCGGAGCGGCGGTAAACTTGGTCATTATGGCGTCAAATAATGTTTTCATGCTACTGCTTCCTTGCACGTTAAATACAAAACATTGTCATCTTCATCCGGATCAATTCCGGTAATGGCAAAATATCTGTCTTTGTACTTTATCCGCCAATATGGTTTTAAAACTGAGCGATACCTAATCTTAAACTTCTGGGTTCTGGTCATATCCCCGGCTGCCTCGGTTGATGATACGGTCCAGGACTTAGCCCACACCGTAACCGCATCAACCCAGGTAACCGTAAAAGTACCCATGCCCGTGGGCACCTTGGTCTGATATTGCAGCGTGATCCGCTTATTCAATTCAGTAGGACTGGTTTTCAAAATTCTCTCCATAGCCTATGATTAAGCAATAGGTTCCTGACTGTTTTATCCAGGACTTCATGGCGTTCGCCGTGATAGTACAAGTCCTCTGCAACGAACTTGACCGCCGTTTTAATGCTGTTCGGGATCAACGCCGCCGAGATCCATCCACAAACAAACCTTATCGTTATTGGATTCGACGGATATAAAGTGGTTGACGGCCAGGACTTGCCGTAGGGTAGCACTATGGCGCCGTATTTGTCTTTGTTAGTCTCAACCAGATAATCAGTCGATACGGTCAAAATGGTATTG